TAAGCGGATCTTTCCCGTCTTCCGAGGAAGTCATCGCTTGAATTGTCGCTCCGAAATCTTCCCACTCAGCCTTAAACCTAGCATCGCTTGGCATCTCGCGAATCGAGTCCGCTCGTCCATCAATGTATCGTTTCAAACGCTCTTCGTTTGTGCGTTTTTGGATCTTAACCTGCTCTAAAGCCGTTTCCGCTGCAAAGGACTTCTGAAGCCCACCAGCGTAGCTCGTAAACTCCTCCTGGAGCCGGGGGTCCCATCCAGCTTTTTCCTGGGCAATTTTATTTAAGCGGTCGTTTGCGTATTTGGTGGCAATCTCTTGGTAATTCGATCGACCATCTGGACCCACAACAGACTTTAATTCGGCCTCTTTAGCGGCCTCTTTTAAAGTGTTTTCCATGTCAATCTGAGTTTCTTTTCGGGTCAACTCACGGCTCAACTCAAGTTGCTTCTCTCCGAAACGGGTTATGGTTTCTCCAAAGGTTTCTAAAGCACGTCCCTGAACTCCAGCGTAGCTGCTATCTCCAATGGGTACTGGAGAGTTCGGCTGAAGACGAACATTTTCCTGCCCCTCAATACGTGGAATAATAGCCATTATAAGATGCTCCCTGCTGATTGAACTGCTCTAGCCCCTGTACGAAGCCAGAATGCTTTTTTATCGCCTAAAGCATCTGCCTTTTCTTTCGACATTTGGGCTCGAAGAAGCGCTAGACGCTCGTTAAAGTCTGCCTCTTCTTGTATAGCAGCGGATTCTTGTTGCTGGTAGAGGGATTGTGTAGCCATGAAAAAAGAACTTGCTGCAAGGTTTCCACCGGACTTTGCAAAGCCAGCCGTTTGCTGACCTTGAACGACTTTTGACTTGCGGTCAAAAAGCATTCTTTCGCGAATACCTGCACGACGAGCAAAGTCTGCTTGCTCCTCATAAAACGAGGCATTACGACGCTCAACAGCAGCCTCCGCTTGCGAGGCCATCCAATCGCCGTAAGCAGCAAGAACTGTTCCTACTCCTGTTAATCCTGCTCCAATACCACTAGATGCCATCTTCCCTCACCCAGGCAAATACGAAATGATCTTGCCTATCTGCATATTTTCTCAAGACGGCTTCCTTTTGGAAACCTAAAAATTCAGCCCACCTCTCAGCCCAAACCTGGTCCGTTCGAATAAAAAATTGAGCTCGATCGAGCTTATAAGCTTCTATAACCTTTCCAATAAGCCAGCGCATTGATTTAGCGTAAATCTTTCGATGCTTTAATACTGAAATATCCGAAAGGGACCAAAAATCACCCACTCCAGGGGAGGAAAGATACATTCCCGCAATTCCTAAAACAGCGCCGTCTAGGTTCGTTATACTCCAAAGACGGGCGTACCCACTTTTGTAGGCCGCTCGAATAGCTTGCTTACTTCCCGACGAAAAAGTAAAGGCTGTGTGTGGAAGAATTTTTTCCTCGTCCCCTTCGATGTACTGTCTAATGTTATTCATACACCACCATCTTGTTAATGATGTGAGTAACGAAAGCGGGGAACGGAAGATAAGACTGAATCTTCATTTGTGGCCGGGATTCGTAAGCGGGAGGAAAGTCTAAAACCTTGTCCCCTGTGAAGCCGTAAACAGGAGCAACATAAGACATATCCACCATAGGAATAGTCTCTAAGCCATCTGTAGGTGTGTTATCCTCGTTCTCACTCGTCTTTCTTCCAAACTTAATTCCTAAAGAGTTCACAAGGTGTAAAGTAATCTCCTGGGTTCGTCGAGGGCTACCCAAAGAAGTACCGAGCTGAGCAGGAACTTCTGCCGGAACGGGTACGAGATTAGCTTCGTAATTGAATCCCACCATTGCAATCCAATCTGAATCATCCCCAGGTGAGGGGTCGTCAATTGCCCCAACTTTATCTCCGATGTCAATTTTGTTTGAGGCTACTGTGTATTGACCCAAATAAAAACCGTTAACCACTACGTCAACAACAGCTCCATTCCCATGAGGAAGGTTTGTTAATTCCGTACTTCCTGGCTGATCAAACTCGTCATAGATTTTCGTGCAATCCATGTAAACAGGCATGCGCTCAAGACGCTCGTCTGCGTTTGAGGTATTTAAGCTTGCATAGTCGTCAAGACGCTTTCTTTCCCATTCTCGCCCAAGACGCTCAACGTACCATTTCTTTTCCCCGGTATTAACGGGACCCACTCCACGAGTCACAATCATCCAGAGCTCGTCGTACTCAACCTCTCCGGGAACCTTGGCAATGCTGATGTCTTCGATGGTGGGGGTATAAGCATCAGCTCCAACATAACCTTCACCCGCGAGTGTGTGATGATGCCAGGCCGCAACTTGCTGAGTGCGCTCCCGAGTTAGGCCGCAAAGTGTTCCAGCGGTATCCAAAACCCAAACAATAGGGATAGGAACTTGCTGAACTGCCATCTGCTTAAAGTAGACGTTATCGAATCCAATATCTAAAACTTCTTCCGCCTTTTTGGAGATGTGCTCTCCGATAATATTTAAGTTCGCAGCTTGAAAGGAGTTCTCATCAAGATTGTAAACGAGTTCGCGAATCGTTCTACGATCCCGCTGGATAAAGACAGTGGTGTTCTCCACCCGACCTGCCATCGTGTAGGCAGAGCCGTGAGGAGTCTCCGCGCTGGATTGATAGTTTGTCGGGCCAATTGCCTCTTGGCTGTTAGGACCATAAAGAGTGAACTCACGGAAATTTGTGCCCACCGTAAGTGTTTTACCAGGGGAGATCCATTGGATTGTACCCACGATATCAGCGCGAAGAGCATCATAAAAAGGATCTGTGGCAACAACTGGATCGGAGAAATCTGGATCTTGCTCCAGGCGACGAGTACGGAAATTAAAGATGTCTCCAATCTGAGACATCCAAAACGTATCAGGATATTTTCGATTGCCACCAAACACTAAGCGGCCCTCAAAGAAAGCAACGGTTCGAGGGAAGCCAGCGGTCCCACCCCACTGAGAAATTTCGTAGCTTGCATCGGGGTTGGCAGTTGGACCAAATGTAGTTGGGTCCACAGCAAGTGTTCCGTCTAAGAACGTAGCATCAGCGTGAGTTTCAGATGTGTTGGCATCCAAGCCCAACACAAGTGTTTGGGCTGCGTCCGAAAACTTCATCAGCATGCTTTTACCGTCAATGGTTCCAGCAGCCCCAAAAAAGTCTAAGCTTGAATCAATATCGTAATCTGTTCCGGAAATAAAATTAACCGTTAGAGCGGCAACATTATCATTGTTTCCAATAATCGGAGTAAATGGAATACGCTCCCATCTCTCGGTCGTCGTTCCAAAAATCCCGGAGATGCTGCTATTGAAAAAACTCATGTAATAAAAATCTTCAGTCAATCCAGTCTGTGGAGCTGGATCATAAATCAAAACACTCGGAAGGAGATTTGGATGGGCAAACACCATCGTATTTCCGCTTTGAGCAAATTGAATTTGATCAAAGGATCCGTACTGATCTGCAACGTCATCCCAAAACGTATCGTGGTAAGTTTCACCAAAAAGACCTGTTCCACCTACAGTGTTGTAAACCGTAGTAATCTCATGATTTGCGACGTTAATCGCGGAGATCAAAAGATACATGTCATCAGGAGCAGCTCCGCTTGTATCTTCAATCGCCATGAAAGCAATCTGATATCTTCGTCCGTCAGCGGCGACGAATGGAAAAAGCCTTGCTGCGAATAACGTATCTCCGGCTGGCACCAGGGATGTTAAGTCGTAAACAAAATGGGTTCCGGGGCGACGGCCCGCCCCACCTTGAGGATATACAATAAAGTTTTCGATATCTTCGCAGGTTTGATTGTATTGAGCAGTGTCAGTTCTTCCAGCAAACTTTTTGGACGCTTCTCCACCTATGAATGAGTTATGTATATGATTATTTTTAGACATAACCTTTCCTTAGTAATGACGAGCATCTAACCAGTCATTTGCCTCAACAACTTTTACGCTTCCAACTTGCGCATCGTAGGATCTTGCAGCACGTACTGCTTTTTCTGCTTCATCTTTGCAGAGCTCAACCATCGAAGCGGACTGTGTAAACGAGTAAGCTAAATCGAAAGCTATTGCCCAAGCAAGCGCCTCACAAAATTGCGCGCCAAGAGCTGAAACGTCCTCAACTTTTTTCACGTACTTTACAGTAATTTCACTTACGTCAGCTAAAAGTCTTCCCTCGGAGACTTCTTCCCAACACTCTCTCGATCCCGCGCTCGTATTTAAAACGCGTAAACAATCGGAAGGAAGCTGAAACGCATAGGAGTAATCATAAACATCACCTGGAGTCGGGTCGATAGCAGCAAGCTCAACGTAGTCGATCGCTTTATTCCAGGGATGGGCGGTTAAAAGTTTCTCTAATTGAATTTCGTAAGAAGCAGAAACGAGCCTTGCTCGGTTGCTGTTATCACTCGCAGACGTGATAGACTCCGCGCCTAGTTTCCTAAGCGCGGAGTTCATCACTTGTGTCTTCGAAGTAAGGGCTGAAGCCACTGTTCAGCTCTTAGTCAACGATGTATTCGATCCAGCACTTGATAGTTTTACCAGTTGCCGAACCAGTTGCACCGTTCATGTAAGCCTGAACGACGGTTTCTTCCGAGAACTTCTGACCGATGTAAGCGCCGCTGCCAGCTTGCTGGACAGCTTGTCCAGAAGCATCTGCTGCTGCGATAAAACCATCTTGGTCAGCCGACTCGGTTCCGTTGTCAGCAGTACCCACGTCGATCGTTCCAGTACCACCCAAGTCTGGAGACTTGAGAGTTGCGGAAAGAACGCGAGCGCCTTTTGGAAGTTTTCCAAGCTTGATGATGTCCGCACTCGAAGCTTCCGCTACGAATGTGTAATCTTCGAACATAACTTTCTTGTGACCGTTATATTCACCTGGATCAACCTTACCGTTGTTGTTGTACACTTCGTCGTAGTTACGACCGTATAATGTGCTCATCGTCGCCTCCTATTAGGATTCCATGCAGAACGCGATGACAACTTTCTCTTCTTCCATACGGACAGCTCCGCAGGACATCGAGGCATACGGTTGAACCGCATACGATTTGTCAGGACGTTCAGTGATGCGCGCTTTAATGTCTGCACCAACTCCGAGGATGATACCATCCTGAGCCCATGCGATACACTTACGAGCACCGTTTACATCATCCGATCCGCTGCCTACTGCACCAGTGGTGCTGTTAGCCGAAAGGGCTGATTCTTGGTTATTCAAGAGCTGCGTTCTGTGGAACTGGAAGCCCATGAAGGTGTCGATCTCGCCTTTCACCAGGGCTTTGACGGAGTTGTAGTCCGCCGAAGTGACCTGATCATCGTTGAGAAGCGAGTCCAACTGACGTTGCGTGACCGCAAGGTGCAGTTTGATCGAATCATCAACGTCTGCGATACCGAACTTCGACTTGATGTCGATGAGCGTTTGCACGTTCATGTTCGACAAGCCAGAAGCATTGTATGCAGCAACCTTTTGCGAGTTCGGGTGAGACACAGAGCCGTCACCGTCTTCACCAGTAACCGCAGCCGCGTCTGCATTGTCGATGATTTCTTGGTCCATCGAACGACCCATTGCCCACATAGCCGCCATCACGTACTCAGACGATGGCTCATTGAGGACGCGGATTTTATCCTGATCGTCAATGAGGTCAGCCCACTCGTAGTCGTGGAGGTCTACCCAACGACGGGAGTGAGGCGTATCGAGCTGAGGCGTGTTTCCGTGGCGGCTGGTTTTTCGAACCGCTGCCACAGAGCCGATTCGGTCAAAGGATTTACGTTTCCCGTTGATCGTTTCCGAACGAACATACGGGCGCAAGCGCGAGCCCTTTTGCTGCGCAAGCATATAGATGTTCGAGGAATACTCCTGAACAAATGCTTCGGTAATTTGTGTGGACATTGTGTCCCCTCCAAAGGTTAAAAGTTAAACAATCAGACTATCGCTAGTGAGTTGTCCCTTCGGGGATTCGTGCTTGGAGCCGTCAGCAAGGATCGAGTTATCGGTTGTCCTCTAGGCCCCAACGCAAATAGCGCCAGAGCCTTTATTCTGAGGCCACCAGGGGTAAAAATCAAGCCCCCTTCTGATCCGGAAACGCTTGAGCGTACAGTTCTCGGACACGGGCCTTAACTTTACCGTGATTTTCGTGTTTTGGATCCCAATAAGCTGATCCAGGAGCTTTCAAGTTGTTGATTTCCTGACGGGCAGCTTTAGGATCAAGGGTAAAGCTTCTATCTCCACCTTCGTTGCCTGTGGAAATCTTATCCTCAGCAACTAACGCACCCACACGCTGCATTGCCTTGATAAACAATGGGTTACGACCAAGCCCCGATTTTCGAATGAGCTCTTGCTCAGCCGGAGTCATGATCTCAGACATACCAGACTTAGCCTGACCTACGTTTTGCTCGTAAGCTGCACCCCACTCGGTTTTCAAATCGTTGATCTGTTTATCAACAATTTTTTGAATCTCCGCTTCTTGAGCCTGGAACTGTTTCTCGTTTTCACGGGTAAACCATTCAGCAAGCTGTTTTGCCTGAGCAGGTAAAACTCCAGCCATGTGAGCAGCTTTCTGAAACTCACCAAAAAAGCCTTGGTCAATCTTGTCTTTCAACTCGGGATCAAGCTCAACCTTGTAATCTTCGGGTTTCTCAGGTAGGCCAAGCTTTTTGTAAATCTCTGCCCACTGCTCTTTGGTCGTATGCTGACCTGGAACGGGAATTTTGTCCGCTCCAATCATCTTTTGAGCATTCTCAAGAGTTTTTACAAGCGATGGGATATCCTTGATGTTCTTGAGGAACCCGGCATCTCGCATCTCAGGAGGGAGTACTTCTTTCCAGTTCTCTGGAATATTAACCGTTGAATTTCCCGCCCCTGCCGCAGCAGGGGGATTAGCACTACCTCCGCCTCCGGCTCCGGCATTTCCGCCGCCATCGCTAGCACCGCCCGTATTTTGTCCCGGAGTCCCGTCGAAAAGAGGGTCCGCTTTTCCGGATGTATTTTGTCCTCCGGCCCCATTATTATTTCCTGAATTTCCGCCGTTTTGATTTCCATCAGTCATTATCTTCCCCTCTCGCGAGTTCTCGCAATTTATTTGGATCAATCTCTAGGATAGTTAAAATTTTAAGCACCACAGACCTTGCACCCTCGCGCATGTAGATATCTTTATCCGAGGCTCCGGGGCTCCAGGTGGGGTTTAACACGTAGTTTGTAAGCATCATATCGTGTAGTACACGCTTACCTTGCTCAGTAGAGAACACACGTTTATAGTCTTGCAGCTTAGCTTGCTGCCTTTTAATTAAATCTTTCTGTTCAGAATTCACGCAGGTTTACTAACCTTTCCCACAGCTTGCATCATCTTAGCTGCTGTGTCCGCCGTCTGTTGCGTTTGTGCATTTTGCATCATTGCTTGTTGTTGAGCTTGCTCCTGTTTGTCCATTTGATCAAGCTCTTCTTGCGATCGAATACCTTCTTGAGGGAAATTAAACAGTTGGGCAATATGTTTACCCATAAACTCGCCGTTAAAGATTCGAAGCATTCTTGGGTCAGCACTTGCAAATGGAGTAACAGCTTGCATCGTGCGCTGAATGTTTTGAACCTGTGACTGTCTTTGGGCCATCGCCATAACGGAAGTGTACTGAACTTGCAAAGGCACGTTATTCAACTCTGGAGGAGGAGCTGGAAACAAACCTCTTCGGTCACAAATCTTGTAAACTCGCTCAACCGTAGGCTGAAGCTTTTCTTTTTGAAGCCGACCGAACATTGGACCAAGAAAACGCAACGATTGCTCAGATCGCTCGGTAACCTCTGTGGCAGTCATCTGTGGACCATCACGAAGTTTAAGCTGATCAACGTAAAACGCATCGCGAATCTTACGATCGACAATCTCAATCATCTGGAATCCGAAATCCACACGAGCATCAGCAAAAATAGGCTGGATTCTGTCCTCAGAACCAGCTCTGTAGTAGTTAAAACCACCTGGGCGGGTCACCAGAGGAAGGACAAATCCATCATCGGGCGCTTGCAGAGGAGGATCCACGGTTTTTTGAGCACCCTTAATGGTGGTTTCCATGATCTTCTGCTGCATTTTCACAGCCGGGAGTGCTTTTTCTCCCGGACCTCGCCCATACTCTTCTCCCGAGACTTTCGTCCAACGAGCAACGATGTATGGGAACTCTTTGTAACCTTTTACAGCAACCGTTTCCTTGAATTCGACAAGGACGTACTGAGACAAGAACGCAAAAGGAGCTTTTTTATCTCCGTAAGCTTGCTTAGACGGATAAATACAGTGAATAATCTCGTGACGATCGTCTTTTCCGTCGTCATATTGCTTTTGAATTTTTTCTGGAAGGTTTTCGTACCCAAACTCTTCGACAAGAGCTCTACAGGTCATCTTGTAACAGCGATAAAGTGTGTCCACCACACCCAAAGAATTCTCTTCGATGTAGATTTCTTGAACCGGGCGACAAGCAAAGCGAACTACGTCGCTCGGATCCTCGTCAATCGACATTGTAGCAGTGCCGAAATTAACAATATCAAGATAAAATTCATGAATTTCAGTTTGAAAGTTTGAGTTGTTGAGAACGTCGTGCATAATTTGCACAACTTTCTGCATCCACAGTCGAACAGAATCGAGTTGGTCTAGCGCGCGATCTCCAGAGGTGAGTCCGAAAAAGAACCCCGCTGGATTTGTAAGCATCGAGTGCAAAGTTCCAGCCAAAAGCTCAGCATAAGTTGCTCCGGCTGGATCCAGTAATTGAACGTACTTTGGTTCTCCGGGGGAAGAAGTTTTCTGGATGTCATTTTTTCGGGGGATTAAATAATCACCCACATCCTGCCAAATACTTTCAAAATTCGCGCGACGGGGTTTAAGCTCACCAACCTTTTGAATAATATGCTTGGGAGCTTTCCCTTTAAGTTTAAGCGCAGCAGGGCTCATAGAATTGTTCCTCTTCCAGTGCTACCGAAGAGCTGTGCTCGCCCTGGATTCTTCTTTTGGTAATCTTGTTGAGCTTGATTAACCTTTCGAACCGCGTAAATACCTTTACCCTCACGAGCAGCAGAAAGTAAGCTTGCAATCTTTGAGGAATCAGCTCCGTTTTGGTAAAGCGATAAAAGTTCTCGTCGAGAAATCTCGTCTAAGGAATTATCTGTGGTGGCCGCATTGTAAAGCTGTGCTTTTCGCGCGCTCTCTTGAGCAGCCGCATCTTTTGCCTCACGCGCCTGTTTATCCGCAGCGGTTTCTTTAAGGCCTACGTTCTCAAGTGCAGCACCACCCACTGCTCCTGCCGCTGGAGCCCAAAACTTAGCTGGTCCTGTGACAGGAAGGAGAGCAATATCTACGATGGAGCCTACTAAATCTTCAAATGGATTTCGAATTGATGGTAAACTCATTCTCTCCCCTTAAACGCTAAATATATCGTAATGCGTATCAGCTACTCGTGGCAAGTTCCGTCTTTCAGCCAAGCGGTCCTCACCTGGTCGATTTACCATCGCAAACAATCGAAATGCGTCCGCAGAGTGAGATGACCAATCGTGAAGAGGCTTGTCGAGAAATATCTTATTCTTCTCATCCCACTTTTTCTGGTAATTTTTCAACGCCTGAATCCCTCGTTCACATCTATCAGCGTCAAAATAACATTTTGGCAGAATTCTTCGTACCGCGTCAATACCATCTTCCGGAGCGTGTCTTTTCGCAACCGTAACACGAACTCCAAGCCCCCGCATGGTAACCGACCGTTCCTGCCCCGTGGAGAGATCCTTCGAACCCCCATCGTGCGGCCAATGGTGGTCCCGATATGAATAACTGGCTCGGTGGCCCTCTTTCAACTTTTTGGCGTAGTACGGGAGTCCCTCGCCCGCCATCTCCAGGTGGTCAATTACGCGAATCTCTTGTCGGAACTGTTGGACGAACCAAATAGCCGTCGAATCTCCAATTCCCAAATCCCAAAAAGTATCCACCAGTAACGCCGGATCATGCGGAACCTTCCCAATCTGACCATTCGCTTCGATTTCATTTATAATTTTCCCATAATAAGATCCAATGAGCGCAGCGGTAAAACTGCACTCCAGTTCTTGCTCGTACTGCTCTTCACTCATCTCCGAACGTAAGCTTGCTAACTCTTCCTTCGGTATAACTCCCGTCGTGCTTGCTTTATAGAGAGCCACAAACCAGTTCCCCGATTTGTTCTCACAAGCAACCTTATACACGTCATGGAAATGGTTCTGCCCCTGGGGCGTACCGATAAAGATAGCCCAACCCATTCGATCCGAGAGAGCGGCGCGAATAACTTCCCCCCAAATTCGGGGGTGCATCTGAGCGTACTCATCGAGTACACAACCATCGAGGTACATACCCCGGATGGTATCGGGGTTCTCCGCTCCAAGGAGGAATATCTTGATTCGATCGCCGAGATGGGGCCGGGGGATCACACACATCAACTTCTGCTGGTTGTACTCGACTCCAGGGATGTTCCGCGTGTAGCTCTTCAGCATGTCCCACGCCACCCTTTCAGCCTGACCGTAAGTCGGAGCAACATAAGCATACTGTGGATCTTTTCGGGTATTTCTAAGTGCTTTATCAACCATCTCGTTTACAGAAAACACCGTTTTACCGAATCGGCGGTGGCACACAATCACGTTAAACCGCTTTAGACTATTGTGTAGATGCTCCTGCAAAACGCGCGGAGTATAGCCCGTTTCAATCACTACACGCTTTTTCATCACGTCGATGCTCATTTTCCGCAAACCCTACACTTTCGGCGTTTCCGCCCCCAACCCTGTCTTCGCCCCCGAGCCCACATATCCCGCATATTCCTCCGCTGGTCCCCCAGGGAGAGATGTTCCGGATTCACGCAATTCCTGTTATCGCACTCGTGAAGCACATACTCATGGTTCTCAATCGGCCCGTACAATATCGTCCACACTAAGCGCGATATCTTCCACGTTTTCCCGAGCACCGTCGTTGTGGGGTATCCCATCCCGTTTCGGTTCAGCTTCCACAACCAACACTGCGTCCTCGGGCTCACTTTGCAACGACGTTTGATCTCTTCCAGACTCCAGGTGATTTTGGGCGGCATCCGTGCCTCCTTGGAACCCCGGATCCGCTTGTCTTCGGATTCCTGTTTCAATCACGAATCCAAGTGGAGCATTTGGATCGCCGACAATCTTTGTTCGGCTTCCAAATGTTTCGGGGTCGGTTTTCTCCGCGACGTATTTGTACGCGTCGATTCTTACTTTTGTGTCGCCGCTTTCTTTCGCTTCTTCGAGAACTTGTTCCACCAGGCGAGAAGCTCGCATCTTGATAGCTTGCTTAATTTTATCATTTGCTTCGGGGTGCCTGTTTCTCCAGTAGTTGAGGGTGGACTCCTTGAAGTTATATTCCTCGCATGCCTCTGATACGGTGGCTCCAGAGGTGATTGCTTGCGCTATGAGATCGAGAAGAACTGTATCCAGGGCGTAATCTCGCGCGCGAATATGGTTGTTTGTCGAGAGCGTGTTTTCGACCAAAACTTTGCGTCCGTCGTCCAGAGCGATTTCTTTTACTCTAGCTTGCTTACCTTTCATAATATCGCGGATTGAATGCTGAACTGCGACCACCTGTCCGGTGTGAACGTCAATCAGTTCGATCAGTCCTTCTTTGTTTTGGTGAGCAAGGATATTTTTAGGAAGTGCTACGTCATTTGACATTCTTTTACATGATGCTATGCTGCATTGAGTCAATACAAGATTTTTCTTCCCGCTCGGCTATCAATGGGCTCCAACTCCGGGGCCGCCTTGATTCTTGGCCCCCCTACCCTCTCTGAGACTTAATCGTGTTCGCTCCGCTCACTCTGTCTCTGAGTAGGGGATCATGGTTGCTATCGCATCTATCTATCGCGCGCGAGATGGGGGCGGGGGCGCAATGCGTCAATGCGTACGCGCGATAAGTGTCAATGCCCTGTCATTATTACATGCACCCCCGAGCCGGGGGATCATTGATGCGGGGATAAGCATGGCACATGGATTGCACCTATAGATGTCAGGAGATTGACACATGCACAAGAAAGACGAAACAAAACAAGCAATGCTCGAAATGCTAATCAAGATATATGGTGCCTATGTTTACGGGCACGAACGACCCCTGCAATCCGAGTTATTCATCCTAATCAAACAAGCCAAGGATGAGCGCGCAAGGGAGCTAGGCTTTGAGGCGTCGTTATGGGTCGATTAAGCGCATGCATCTTAATGGCCTTCCCTTTGGTCATGGTCCTGTGTCTCGGGGGTCAAGTAGCATGCGAGCACGCAACGCGAGCCACAGCCATCCAGGAAGCATTGGAGGCGTGTTACGATGCGCCTGACACCACGGATGCAGAATGCGAGGCATGGGCGGATAGCGGCTACGTTTGGCCGGGGGTGCAGTGATGCGGGTATGGGTTGAAAGGGTTAATGGACGTTATGAGGTTTGGTATCAACTAACCTCCGTTAGTAAATCAGTGCGTCATAGGGTTTGTCGCACCAAGGGTGAGGCGCAGAGCGTTTCAGAAAGCCTTGCGTCAATGATTCGGGGCGGCAAACCCCAGGGCAGGGGGTGAGAAATGATGGTGCCCTGTTTTTTTATATTGTGCGTTAGGAAAAAAGGCTGGAAGATTCGGGGGTTTATCTCATGACAGGGTGTGAGGGCAGGGACCTACCCTAGGTGCCTTTGCCTTTAAGGATATTTCTATATATTATTATGTCTATATGCGTTATATATTATGCGTCATTATACATATAATATATACCAATTTAAATAAGAAGTAAGGTGCCCTAGTGCCCTAAAGTACTCCTACCCCTGGAAACCATTGAACAAAATGCAGGGCAGGGGGTGTGCCCTATGGCTGCCCTGATACATGCCCTTCCTGGCACCCCCGAACCAATGAATCCCCGGTCATTTTTCCCTTGCAACTGTCAACCGAATAACCTATAACTGTCAATGAAAGGACAACTAACAGCATGAAAAACGAAGTGAATGCAATCCTAACAGCCTTAAACTCAACGGGCGGTATGGGATTCAAGTATCCGATCGGGAACAAGGAATTGACCATCAAAGTCCGCGAGCTCGAATCGGCCGGAATCATCGTCTACGATGTCCACAATTCACGATGGATTAAAAAGCCGAAGGGGGTGCGCTAATGTGTGATCAATGCCAAGCCCTAATGATTAACGGAGTTTACTGCCACGAAACGGGTTGCCCTGTAGGGCGGCGCGAGTCACGCCAATGTGGGGAGTGTGGCTACCCCGACCCCTGGGGTGATTGCTGCCAAGGTTCCGACCCCTGGGCTACGGACCTAAGTTAAAAGAAAGGACAAACCACAATGAAAGAAAACATCTACGAGACATTAAAAGCCCGGATCGGTCGAGAGCCGACCCATCAAGACCTACGCGACGAATGCGAGCGCATTATCGGACGTGGGAAACAAATTTACCCGTGCCAAGGGTGCGGGGTTGAAATGCCAAACTATTTCTTAAAGGACGGCAAGTGTAACGGTTGCCGTAACCCTCACCTTATTGTGGAAGCGGTGACAGAATGAAAACAGAAATCAAATTTGTAAGCTTAAACGATGGGCCGGGGGTTGAGTGGCCGCACTTCGAGTGGCGCGTGACAATAAACAGCGTGGGTTTTGAGTACAAAACGGGCTTAGGCCACCGCACCGATTTTTTTCAAGGCGTTCGTCGCATGGGTCAAGGCGAGTATGGGCACGGTTATAAGATGAATAAGCGTCCTACGGGAGCTGTTACCCTGGAGAGCGCGAAGTGTTGGGCTCACACGCCAAAAATTGATGACGTGCTTGAGTGCCTCGTTTCAGACATGGATGCGGGGGATCAGTCGTTTCACGATTTCTGCGACAATTTCGGTTACGACCGCGATTCGATCAAGGCCCTGGACACTTACCGGGCTTGCATGGAGTCGGGCGAAAAGTTGCGCCGTGCTTTGGGCGGCGAGTATCAGGCAACGGTTGCGAGTGTAAGAGAAAGGCAGGAAAGCGCATGAGTGCAGTAGAAAAGATGGAAGGCGGCGGGGCGTTTTTCAATCTCACCTGGAGAAATGGGGACCAAAAGCATTCGAGCTGCGTCCTTTATTCTCCAGTGAGAAACGCGCAGAGACCTAAATTCTCAGCCGTGGGAGTGATTCCTCACGGACAGGAGCTTGCTATCAGTGCGGATAACGTGCGCGCATTGCGAGCGATGGCGGACGAAATGGCGAAATACTTAAACAAGGGGGATTTATGAGCAGTCAAACATTTTTCATGGAGATGACCGACACTTTTGGCGGCGAATTGAACTATTGCTGGATTCATCGCTTTGTCGTCAATGCGAAGTCTATGCGCGGAGCGATTCAAAAAGTGGCGCGTGAAACGGGGTTCAATTATCGGTTCAATGGCGTGCACTATAAGGCAAAAAATGCCTGTATAGCGGTTTATGAATGCTTCGAGTATGAAACCCCGCCAAAAGATTGGTTAGAAAGGGCTAAGAGAATATGAATAACATCAAACATTCAAAAGGACCGTGGGAAGTCAGAGAGTCAAACGACGGCGGCGCGACGCTTTCAATTATTGCGGTGGATGAGAAGGGTGAATGGTGTCTTGCCAGTGTAAACACTTGCATGGGGAAGGAGTCGCAACGCAATGCCGATTTAATTGCGAGCATACCTGACTTGGTGGATGCGCTTGAATTTGGATTAACTCAAAACATAACAGGAAGCTTAAGCACATTAGAAGAGTTTAAGCGTTTAGCGAGAAAGGCGTTAGCAGTATGAATGGAAATTTTGCGTTAACGATGGATTACGCGGGGACGGAAGTGTCTGAGGTACAATACCGCCATGACCGGGCGAAGTATTACAATGAGGTGCCGGGGCGCGATGAGTTCATTGCGTTTTGTGAATCTCTCATGGAGCATGAGAGCCGTTGCGAAAACGTGGCGGATGACATGCTAGCAGACTATGAGTGTCCGAATTGCGGGGAGCTTCAAGCGGACGTGAACGAAGCGAAGGAAGAAACTGAACGCTTAGAGAAGAAAATCGACGGGCTGGATTCACTCCTAAACTCCCTGGAAAAATACTTCGAGGCGACAGAACCACGCAATGAAACCGAAACTCAGTTATTGAGGAAAATCCAAATTGAATTGTACCGGGAGAGTTATGTCTAAGCTTTTAGAGGCATTCGCTTACGGGGTAATTGGGGCGATTATTTTATTTTTAACGATGACGATTTTCCAGGGGGTGCAAAGTGGACTCAATTGATGCAAGCTACGCAAAGTTAGAACTAGACGCAGAAGGGTGGAGCGTGGTCGCAATGGCTCTATGCCATTACAGGCATGAGCTTAAAAAGCGGATTGAAGAATCAGATGACGCGCGTGTTGTGAGATATTATTCGGAGATCGTCGACGATGCGCGCGCAATCGAGGATGAGGTCGATCAGATTGTGGAAAGGTTCAAACATGGGTAAATTTCTGGATTACCTCTACCTCACCCTGGTAACCGCCGTGATTTTGGGCGGCTGCGTTTACTTGGAAAAGAAAAACAGTGAAGACTATAAAGC